TCGACCAGTAGAGCAAGAGGAAGATTAATGGCATCCAGAAATAGAATGCGACGTCAAGTTACTGCTAAATTAGTCCCCCAATTTAGAGATTGGGAACTACCACGTGACATTGACTACAAAAGTTACTGTGGTATTGTTGATAGGCCTGTTCTTCCAATAGAGATTCAAAAATCTTATTATAATTGGAAAACAGCAGTACTCTCTGTTGTACAGGCTGCTCCAGAAATTTTTAAGAAAAAGCCGGCTCCGACACCTAAAGCAGCACCTAAAGCTGCACCTAAAGCTGATCCTTTGGAAAAACTGAGCCAAGCTGCACCTAAAGCAGAAGTAAAGAGTAAAGATAAATGAATAAGATTTTTAACCTAACTTCTACGTTCAAAGCTCTCGAGGATGATGACGGATGCGTTACCATTACTGGAATGGCTAGTACAAAAGACTTTGATCGGGCAGGAGATACAATTGTACCCGAAGCCTGGACAAAAGGCGGACTAAGTAATTTTGAGAAAAATCCAATTATTTTGTTCAATCATGATTATAACAAACCCATTGGCCGAGCCACTGGGTTAAAAGTTACAGAAAACGGACTAGAAATGAAAGCAAAAATTTCAAAATCAGCTCCTGATTCTGTTGCTCAACTTGTTAAAGAAGGTATCCTTGGAGCGTTTTCTGTCGGTTTCAAAGTCAAGGATGCTGATTACCTTGAAGAAACCGACGGATTAAAAATAAAGGATGCTGAGTTGTTTGAGGTATCAGTGGTATCGGTACCTTGTAATCAAGCAGCAACCTTTTCTCTGGCGAAGTCTTTCGATTCTGAGCAGGATTATGAAGACTTCAAGAAAACTTTTAAAAGCGAGGAAGATTCCTCTTCAATGGAGAACGAAATGTCGGAAGAAACTAAAACTCCCGAAATCGACCTAGATGCTTTTGCTAAGAAGGTAGCGGAAGAGACTGCTGCTAAGATTGCAATTCGTCAGGCCGAAGAAAAAGCCGCAGCTGAGCAAGCTGTAGTTCAAGAACAACAAGAAATGGCTAAAGCCGCTGAAGCTAAAGCTCAGCAGGAAGAAGAAGTACAGGCAGCAATCAAAGTCGGTGTTGAATCCGGCGCTGATCGCCTCATGTCTGATATGGAAGCCAAGATGCAAGAGAAGGATGCTGATCTGAATAAGATTGTAGCAGAACACGCCGAAGTCCTTAAGGAGAAGCAGTCAGAGCTTGACGCAATGCGCGAGTCTAAGCGTGTATTCTCTGATCGTGATTCAGGAAATGTGGAAGCTTATGCAAAAGACCTCATGTATGCTCATATGCTGGGTGTTTATACGCAAAAAGGTTTTGACACTAACTATGCTCGAAATGTCTTCCAAAAAGCAGGTATTAGCTACCCCACGGGTGCTATTACAGGCGCTACGGATAACTTGCTTTCCTTGACTGTTTCAACTCAGATCGAGAAAGAAGTACAGTTTCAGTACAAAGTAGCTCAACTTTTCCGTGAGATTCAAATGAACTCTCAATCTATGGTTCTTCCCCTGCAAAAAGATACTAGCACTGCCGTTTTCCACACTGGCGGTGAGAGTGAGCTGGGTGTAGGCGGTACTGCTAACTCAGGCGCTGGTACAGGTCTTTCTGCTGCCGGTGGCACTGCAGGTACATATGCTGTTACACAATCAGTAATGCAAGCACATCGATTGATTTCAACCACTTTCATGGACAATCACATTGACGAAGAAGTTCTTGTAAATCTTCTTCCTATGTTGACTGAAGGTGTTGCACGTGCTCACGCAAAAGCAGTAGATAAGATGGTCGTACTTGGGGAATCTTCTCCTGCCATTACTGGCTTGGAAGGTGCAGCTCAAGCTTCTAACTATGGTGAGCTTGACCTTGACGGCGCTACTCTTGGTGCCACAGGTAACGACATTGACGCGGCTAGCCTGACTTCAGGTCTGCTTCTTGGCGCTCGACGCTCAATGGGCAAGTATGGTCTCGACCCTGCAGACGTAGTATATATCGTAGGCATGAACCGTTACTACGATCTGATTGCAGATGCAGGGTTTGCAGACATCACTGATGTTGGTTCAAATATTGCAACCAAGATCACTGGTAGCATTGGTGCTGTATACGGCTCGCCCGTAGTTCTTACAGACCATGTAGAAGCAGAATCTGCTGGTAACAGTGTTGCATATGCTGTGAATGTTGCTAACTATGTGATTCCTCGACTCCGCGGTGTAACCGTAGAGCAAGACTATGAGATTGCTCGACAGCGTCAGCTGATCGTTGCTACTCAGTCACTTGGTTTCCACGAGATGTTCGCTGCTTCGGGCACTGATCAGCCTTGTGTTAAAGTAGTATTCCAGGCTTAATATTAGCCTTGCAAACTGGGGAGGTTCGCCTCCCCAAGTTTTTATCATTTGACTTATGGCATTATTGATTACTTTACAGCAATTTAAAGATGCGGAGCAGATTACGAATCCAAGGGATGACTATAAGCTTTCTCGCATAATTGATTCTGTGAGCCAAATGGTAAAAACTTACTGTGGAAATAGTATTATTGACTACTATTCTACAAATTTTACAGAAGAATTTAGCATTAATTGGGGTACTCATGTAATTCAGCTAACAGAGAGTCCGGTTAATGCAATCGTTTCAGTTGAAAAAAGGGACACGGCAACGTCCAGCTACACTACTGTACCAACTACAGATTATTATCTAGACAAAAACACGGATAGTGTACTGTACGTTGCCGGATCCTCTTATCAAAATTGGCCTCAAGGTGCAGGCTCTGTAAAAGTAACTTACACAGCCGGGTATGCCGCCACTCCTCACGATCTTCAAATAGCAGTAATTGATTTAATCAACTACTATTTCAAAGATGAGCATAAAACTCGACGAACTTTGCAAGGTGCAAGCATGGAAAATGCACCTAGCGGCGAAACAAAAGGTTTTCCGGACCACATTAAACGAGTTTTAGATATGTATAAGAACTTTTAATGTCTCGCGCTGATCAGATAGTTTTTTTATCAAAGCTAGATGCTGAAATGTCCAAGAAAAAGGGCAATAAACTATACAGAAGGCAGAGAGCAAATAGAAAGTTCCATAACTTTAGTATGAGTGTGGATAAGATTATTGAAGGAATAAGTGATTTTTTAGTAAAAAATTATATTGACGACTTAAAAAATGCCGACCCTTCAACAACTCCGATAGGTTTTATAACTGATAAAGAAATTGCTACAAAAGTTCAAAGTTTTGTAACAAAAATTAGAAATAAAATTAATACTTTGCCAGCAGAAACTGTGGTAAAAGAACCAAACTGGGATAAAGTAACATCTTTTAGCGTAGGTTTTAACTTTGAAGATAATGATGTATACAGAAAAATCTATAGGTTATACCAAAAAGAGATAGGAGAGTTAGCAGCAGAAGTTGCAGAAGAACTCACCATTGTACTTGGAGGCAAAAAACAAGAGATAAAAGGCAAACAAATAGCAAATTTATCTCATGCCTTATTCCAAGGTGTTATAGAAAACTACATATATGATATAATTGATAATGCTCGACAAAAACAAACCGAAATAGATCATACAAGTTTTAAAAGGTGGGTAGAAACACAAACAGAAGACTCTGGAGTTTTAGAAGTTATTCGAGACTCCAAAAATGATACCATGTCGGTGGAAATTGGTTCCTCAGTATTAAATGCTGAAGAAGGAAGAAAAGCTCAAAATGCAAAAAGACAACTAAGAGATCTTGTACGCGAAGGCTTAGAAAAACTTCGAGCTGATCCAAATGCAGTATTAGTAGAACTAGGCGGCTCCGACAGCTTTAAAACAAAACATCGAAAAAAAGTAGTAAAAGCAGCAACTGATCCTTTTATTAAAAAAACCAAAGCAAAAGTAAAGCGTGAAAATGTAAAGCCTCAAGAGTCTCGTACTCATACTAAAGGAAAAAAGAAAGGAAGTAATACTTTTTCTACTAAAAATCCAAGTCTTAAAAATAAAAAAGCCAGTGGAGCTGCTCCAAGATTTGCAAAAAAAGGTGTTGCATCTCAACCTTTTGAAATGCTAATAGGAGTTCTAAATAGTAAGCTACCTCAAGTAGTTGCAAAAAATATGGGTCCTCCTCGATTAGCATTTAGAACAGGACGATTTGCAAGATCAACAAGAATTACAGATATAGCAACAACAGGTAAAGGGTTTCCAAGTGTTGGCTATACTTATATGAGAGGACCGTACGAAACATTCGAAGTAGGTAATCGTCAAGGCAGTACTGATCGAGATCCTAGAAAACTAATCGATTTGTCCATACGAGAAATCGCAGCCGAGTACGCAATAGGAAGATTCTTTACTAGGAGAGTATAACTGTGGCAAGACTATATACGACACGTAGGTCCGCTATCGTAGAAGCCCTAGTTGTTGAATTAAAGAAAATAAATCAAACTGGGAACTTTTTGACTGATGTATTTGATAATGTACATCCTCGCTTGAAGTTCTGGGATGAAGTCGATGCATTTCCTGCAATTCATTTGAATGCCGGGTCTGAAACAAGAGAGTATCAAGGAGGTGGTTATAAAGATAGATTCTTAAATATCACTCTTCGCTGCTATGTAAAAGAAACCGATGCTACAGCAGCTCTTGACAGATTACTGGAAGATGTAGAAACTGTTATCGAAGA